ACGACGTTACCAATGTCCAGAGGGACCTTGATAAGATCCTGGATTTCCTGACCAATCATTGCTTCCTCCAAAAGTCGGGTGCCTTCCTGAACCCTATCTTCAGGGCACAGGATAACAAGCTCATCATGGACAGAAAGAATCATGTGAATTTCCTTGCCAGGATTCTTCAGTGCATCTTCTGATGTTAGCTTATGCATTCGTACCATTGCAAGCTTGATGATATCGCCAAGTGATCCCTGAACTAGGGAGTTGATAACCTGACGTTCACCTCTTGCAAGAATAGAACGTTCTGCTCTCCAGGGCTGAGAAGGGTCGTACCATTCCAGCTTAGGAGCTTCCTTCCTGGCAATCTCGGGAAGGACTTCCCACACTCGACGCTTACGGCCAAGCATGGTACGGATATGCGGGTCAGTCTTACGGCTCTTGGCAAGCTTAAGGATGTGATCCTTGAACTTGTAGATCTCAGGGAATGCCTTACGGTGATCCTTGAGAAGCTGCTCAGCTTCCTCCACTGTGATCTTAAGTGTCTTGGCAATCTTTGCTGCTTGGGCTCCATAAACAATAGCGAAGTTCAGAGTCTTTGCAACACTTCTCTGCCACTTCTCCACCTGATCGACAGGCACACCATAAACCAGAGCGGCTGTCTGAGTGTGCGCATCAATTCCTGCTTGGAAACCATCGTACAGACCACCATACCCAATCATGTGCGCCAGAATACGAAGCTCCATCTGTCCATAGTCAGCCACCAGGAGTTTGAATCCAGGCGGAGCCATGAATAGACCACGAATCTTCTTACCCAAATCTGTATCAGGTCTGGGAATATTCTGAAGGTTTGGCTCACGGGAAGAGAATCGACCAGTAACCGTACCGTACTGCACTAGATCTGTGTGGATTCGCCCATCGAAAATACGGCAGGGCTTATCGTTATCTGCATCACCGATATAACCGATGACATAGGTATTCAGGATCTTAGCTACTTCCTGGTATTCCAGGAGAGCATCTACTACAGGATTTCCTACATACTTCTCCAGAGTTTCTGCATCTGTAGAAGGCTTTCCAGTCTTCTTGGAGAACTTAATAGGCTTTAGACCTTGTCCTCCATCCTTCTTCAAACCGAAAAGAATATCCTGCTTCTGCTGAACTGAGTTAATGTTGAATACTCTACCAGCAGCACGATAGATTTTTGCTTCGATCTGAACCAGTCGCTGAGTCAGGTCAACACGCAACCCCTCAATCGCCTGTACGTCCACAGGAGCGCCTATCACACCCATCTGGCAGCAGACTGCCGTGACCTGGTTTTCAAGCGCTGTAATAGGCTCTAGAGCCTCTTCCTGGATAGCTCTACGGAACTTCTTCCAGAGCAACCAAGTATTGCGAGCGTCCAGCATGATGTATCGGGCAACCTTCTTGAAAGGATGTGCCTCAATACACTTACCGACTTCCTCCTTGTCGTAATCCAGTCCGTAGTACCAGTTAACGAGAACCTTTAGCTTCTTAGCAAAGGGACGCTTAGGACCCGCTGCCATCTGACCAATATTCTCGTCAAGAATCCACTGAAGAACAATGGAATCCTCAACAGGCTCACAAGGTACTGCACCAAAGTTCTTCTCAACAGAGATCAAGTCGAACGGTGCATTGTGTGCAATCTTTACAATCTTGTCATTGAAAAAGAGCGGACGAAGAATCTCGAATACACGACTAGGCTTTAGCTGCTCTGGTGGTGCGTCGTAGATATTGGGGTACTGGATAAACTTCTTTGTCTCAGGGTCTTTCTTCTTGTGGGCCTTCTGGAGTTGAATATCCCCATTAGGATGACCCATAGGAATACAAATGGTTCGTCCGTGTGTAGCCAGAGCAATCCAGACCACTGTGTTCTGTGTGGGGACACCGCGAGTGTCAGGCAGAGCGCCATCCATAGTCTCAGTGTCCCACGCAAATGCATCCTGCTTAAGGAAGTAATCGACTTCCTTCTTAAGCTGTTCCTCAGTGAGGATCAGTCCGTCCATTAATCGATATCCTCTCCAGGAGCCATGAACTGAATGTAGTAATAGTCGTAGCCGTACTGACCCTCCCTCTTCAAGAGAACCAGATCGTCAAGGGAATCCCAGTGCTCCCATTCGTAATCATCAAACCATCCGCGCTTTTCCCATTCCTTGAGCTTGCCCATTGCAATCTCGTGGGTCCAGGCGAACTGTACATCATCCTGATCATGACGTCCACAACCGTCATAGATGTAGTGCCTGATCATCCAAATACCATCGGGCATGTTTTCCATCATTCCTCCTAAACGGGTGAAGGCCCTCACTGACAGAAGTTAATCTACCAGTGAGGGCCTTCAGGGTCAAGCCTTACTTACGCTTCTGGGGAAGGTCACCAGGAACAACGTCAGCCGCAACGTCCTCAAGGTAGTCCTCAGTGTTGATGTAAACAATCTCGGCACCGTAACGATCCTCGTTAAGCTCAAGGATCTCATCCTCGTTCAGAGGCTCAAGGGAGTGCTCTTCCACCAGGTAGCGAGAACGAAGGAAGCCAACGTTCGTACCCGGAGCGGAGCGACCAGCAACCTTGACGTGCTTGACCTCAAAGTAAGAGCCAATATCGTCAAGCGCTGCCTTCTCCTCAGCAATGGACTGGAGCTGAGAGCTAACCTCAGTACCGAAAGTCCAAGTCTTAACCTCAGTGGGGTCGTCAGCCATGTCAACCACGTTCATAACGAACGTCCAAGACGCACGAACACCAGCCTGGCACAGCGGGCAAGAAACACCATCTGCCTTAATGCAGGTGTAGTAACGGTTCTTGCTGTTGACGTAGTGGCGCTTGTACTTGACAGGCGGAGCAGCGTCAAGGATCTTCAGCACGCGAGTGCCGTTGTCCTTCAGCTTCAGAACGGGAGCCTTGACAGTCTCAGCACGCTCCTCCTGCTTGGCACCCCAACCAGAAGAGACAGCGGAACGGGTCGGACGGGAAGCGGGACGCTCATCCTTGTCCATGCTGTACGCCTCATTCTCAACGTCGTGAGGCATGTCCATGTTGGAAGTGTCAGCGTCGGTAACACGGTTACGGGAAATCTTAGCCATTTAGTATTTGCTCCTTATTAGAATGCGCTCAGGCATATTAGAAAGGTAGGTGAAACTTTAAAGCGAAGGGATGATCTTAGTGATGAGCGAACCACGGTTAGTAGTCATTGATCGTGCCCAGTTCAGATCAGCCTCTTGAAGCTCTGTCATCATATCACACAGCTTCTCTCCCACAGCGGTCAAATCAGTGCTGGCACCGACTCGAACCTTGAAGCTGTGGAACAAACTCTCCTTCTCGTACTGTACCACTGCAAGGTCCCAGCTACGAGAGTAAGTGATCTCAATTTCGTCATTGAGAAATACAACTTCCATGTTATCTACTGGAAGTTCTACGACATTAGCAGTGTCTTGAACAGCCTCACTGCTTTCTGTTGAAACATCGTCTCCGACAGACGTCTTCCTTTGTCGGGCAGCCATACTCCCTCTTCCTTTGCGATCTTGACCAACCCCTCAACCATAGCACGGGTGTACATTCTGCGTCTACCCCTTGGATCATCAGAGGGTTTGGTGTACGGGGACTTCGGTAGGATACCTTCTCGCTCCCACTTGCGCAAGGTCACTGCGGATCTGTTACCGAGTGCCTTGCCCAACTGGCCGATGGAAAAGAATTCTTGTTCCTTTCCACCGACCAGAAAGACGAACGGCTTGGCATCCCACTTCTCAGTTTCCTTTTCCTGAGCCTTATTCATCTGCTCGAAAAGCAGAGGAGTTTGTGACCCTGGAAAGGTCTTCATGAATCTTTCGATTTGATTTGATGCCAATTAAATTACCTCAGTCGTGTGAATATTCCCACTGAATAACACGAGTAGGAGTCACAACAACTTCAGTGTGGTTACCGAACTTGGCTAACATAGCATACTCAAACTCGTAGTGATTGATTGGGAGCTTTAGGTCATCCTTACTTAGTCCGTCAGGGTGTGGGTAGCTAGCACTCCACGGAGCCTCGTAGGAGTATATATCGGCATCGTGGAAATCACCAGCCTCATCCTCCCACTCATTCTCGCCATTGAGCCACGCCTCAGCAACCTTCGGGTTGGAAGTAAATCCAGGCTCATGCACACCAAACTCACAGGTGTCACCATCGTTGAACCATGGCGTGTACTGTGTCCAGGAGACAGCTAGAATGCCCTTCTCCCACAGTGCATCAAAGTATGGCTTCAGCTCACTGAAGGGCTTCTGAGGGGTCGCAGGACGCTCCTCATAAATACTGCCCTCAATCTTGACTCCGAAAAAGTCTCGGCTTACGGAATCCTTAGTTAAATCAGTCACGCTTCTCCTCAAACAAATCGTTAAAGTTGCCAACTTCCTTACGGATTGCCCCAGTCATCCAAGGCTTTCCAGTCATCTCCTTAATGTAATCGCTAGGAGATGGTAGCCATCCAAGATCCTCAATGATATGCCTTTCAGCAATCTCACGTACAGGAACTCGAATAGTTCTTTGCACCTTACTTCCGGGTGGACCCTTTGGAATTACAAGGGTCTTACCAAATATCTCCTGGCAAAGGAACACGCCAAGAGTGTGATGGTAAAGAGAGCGATGACGTGCGTCACCAATTACTTGCTTAGAAGAATCAATAAACTCCTCAATTGGCAAGTAATCCTCTGGCTCTCCTCCCCACTTATGTGCAGCAGACTTAGCGTGATACCAGGAATTCATCGATACTGCATCTCCCTCTGGATGTCCTCTGACTCGGCAAGGTATTCCTTGTGCTGCTCTCGTGCCCAGTCGTATACCATCTCAGTGAAGGACCAGTCAGCAACAAGACCATCAAGAGTTGAAATGAAATCCAGCATCTCCTCATAGGTGAGCTGCTTTGCCATTTCCCATGCAATGTCTTCGGAATCCAGTTCAGTGACAACAGAAAAATCCATTACTCTTCGACCCTTTCGAAATACTTGTAGAGGAATCCATCACTTAGAAGAATTACTTCATCCTCGTAGTACCATGCCTGCTTCTGACGAGTTGTACCGCGACACTTGACAATGAAATAAGCAATACCATCTTCAGGATCATTGAAACCACCAAGGATCTCTACGATATCTGACTCAAGCATTCCTGTTTCAAAGTCGTTAGTGAATAGCTCACCCTTTTGCACATTCTCATGCATCGATTTCTACCCACTTGTCTACGACAATGGACTTCTTCTCAACCTTAGTAAGAGTGATCATCTCAGGCTCTCCACCCCAGTCAGAGAAGCTATTGTAGTCCTGACTTTCAGTGGCTCCATCCTCCCAGCTAACAAGCCAATAGCCTTCATCGTCCTTGATAATAGAATCGATATAGATTCCCCAACGAGAACGACCAGTGTACTCATCGTGAACGGAGTCCCAGACTAACTCATTAACCTCATCGGCTGGAAGCTGCTTAGTAATCTTTGCCATTTATTCTCCATCCTCAGTAGCGCAAAGCGCAAGGAAGTCATCCTTGCTCTTCTCCTTGATTGCTTCCCACATCTCGGGAGAAGCAAGCTCATGGGTCCAAGCCGGACGCCCCATGATCTTCTCAATATACTCGTGCATGTCCGAGAAAGGACCAAAACAAATACCAGTGTAGGCACCGATGATTGCAGCATCCTGACGGGTAAGCATTTATTTCCTCCTCTAGTAGTCCATAGCCAGAGCTAGACGAATCTAGCCCTGACTAAAGCACACTAGCGGCGACGGCTACCGAAGCCCGAAGACTTACGGAAGCTGGTACCACCCGAGTGACGAGTAGTCGTAGTGCTACGACGGGTGGTGGTGCGAGTGGTAGTACGACCATTGCTGTGCGTGGTCGTCTGGTGGGTAACAGTCACGTGGTGCGAAGTCACGTAGCTGCTAGAAGCGTGGTGCGCAGGGTGAAGATGGTTGCTGTACAGGCTACGGTGGCTCGTGTAGTAGCCGTAAGGCACGTACACGTAGTGACCGTGGTCCCACACCTGCTCATAGCCCTGGTCAGGAGTCTGAGTACCGCAAGCGGTAGCACCAGTAACCAGAACAGCCGCAGTACCAACAGCAGCAAGAACCTTCTTGACCTTGTTCACTTTTATCTCCCTTATTCCTTGGTTGGATTGAAGCTCCACGATACTGTCTCATCGAAGAAGCTGTCAAGCTCCTCTTGAGTCAGTTCCTCGTTGACGAACAGGTCCCAGAGTACATCCTGATCGACGTGCTGTACAGTCACAATCAGTCGTTCAATGTCGCGCCCTGAGAGTGTCTGGTAAGCCCACTCAATGACCTTGTCCTCGTTGAGAACCTTACTGACTTTCTTCGTCTTCTGCAAGCTAGCGTAACGCTTGCCGTTGACTTCAAGAACTTCGCTGAACGGTATCACATGAGACCCACGAGCGTTAGTCTCTGCTGCCTGAAGGTAAGGCTCAAGCTCTGCCTTCAGGTTGTCCTGCATGGCCTTTCTATCAGCAATCTCGCGGTTAAGCAAGAGGTACTGAGCGACCTTAGACTTTACCGCAGCGTTATCAGAGCGCTGTAATGACTGTTCCATACAATCTCCTTGTCACAGTGAAGTTATTCTCAGACGTGCGAAGCTGACGATCAAGGTACTTGGTCAACTCGTCTACATCATCAAAAGTGAGAGTAGACATAGTAATGCCCTGCTTAATATCTACCTGGAAATAGGTATCAGGACGCTTACGGAAACGAATAGGAGAACCAACAGCCTTGCCACCGAAGTGAGGAGGATTCAGCCACTTATCAGAACCAGCAAGCTTGAACTGGACAGACTTATCCGCAAGATAAGCAGCAACTCCAGGGGAAGCAGCGACTTCCTTACGAATGGCCACGAATTTATCCTCTGCAAGCAGAGAAGAAACCTTAGCCATAGCCTCAGTCTTGTCCTTGGAAGAAAGAATCTTCTTAT